AATATGAATGTCTTGAACGAAAGATAACTCTCCGGTTCTTTCGTTTTTTTATTGCCTACGTTTTTGTACCCGATATGTGATTTTCCATATCGGGCTTTTTTATGTCTACGATTTAGCATGGAAGCTGCTATGTGCGATCTAACCAACCAAGAGGCCTATGATTATTATCAAGAGGTAACCGAGTCGTGCGCCAAAGATTATTGGCTGCAGTTTCTTAAGGACCGAGCAAATAGAGGCGTGCAAGGCGCTCAAGGTTTTGTAGATAAGATTGAGCTTTGTACGTAATAAAAGTATTAAAACTACTTCATAAAAATTTGTTGATAATTTCAATAGTAAACAATTGATTAACGATATTAAGTACCCATATATATCATTCCAATTAATGAAAAATAAGGAAGATTTTATGGATAATAAGTACGCAGTTGGTGATATTGTTAAGTTGAATGCTGGTGGGCCAGATATGTCTGTGCTAGATGTTGAAAAAAAATACCCGGCCTATACGTTTGAAGGTAAATATCGATGTCAGTGGTTCGCTGGTAAAAAGCTTGAATCTGGTGTATTCGAAGAAGCAAGCTTAGTAAAAGTTGATAGCGATGAAGGTTGATACAATAGTATTGTGGATGCTTAAGTTGCTTGAGAAAGATACGTGCTTGTATCAAGATGATGTAGTTGATTACCTAGTAAAAAACAATGCTAACGATATGCTGAAAGAAAATTCCGATGGTAACGTTGTTCTTAACAATAATGTTCTAAACGCTTTTAAGAAAGCAACTGAAGACAATGTTGTTTGGGTTCGATCGGGATTCTACTGGAGATACAGAGTTGCTGAAGATGAGCCAGGTAGAAATGCTAGAGGTTAATATTAAAGCTGCCGAATAGGTGGCTTTTTTTATGTCTAAAATTTGGTACCACCGTTAGTACCACAATCCCTTTTGCCCTACATTGATTTGCTAGGGCGTTTTTTATACTCGCTGATTGGAGGTGAGCATGTTAGCAAGACCGGTACCGCCCAATGACATGCCATCATTCCTAGCAGCACCTGAGATACACGAATGGCTAAAAGACACAATCTTAAATCCTGATCATGAATGGTTTAACCGTGACCATCAGCATCTACTTGATTATGAGTTTCATGAGATATCTTTTTTATGGGCCCAAGGTGAGTACATCAAACAAGGTAAGCAGATATTAGGGCAATGTGAAAAAGTCATGATGATGGCTGGCGGTTGGAAAAAAGCACGTCAAGAAATGTGGTTTGAAGATACGCTGGGCGCGGTACCGGATTATCTAATCACTTTAGACGCCAATTATTGCCGTGAATGTACGGACTCAGAATTTGCCGCATTGGTTGAGCATGAGTTGTATCACATCGTACATAAGACAGATATGTTTGGTGATCCTGCATTTAGAGCAGACGGTAAACCAGCACTTGAGATAACGAGCCATGATGTTGAAGAATTTTTTGGCATCGTCAGGAGATATGGCGGTGATGAAGCAGTCAGACGAATGGCTGAGCTGCAAGATTGTGAGCCTGAGATTAAAGGCTAAATTATATACTGTGTAATACGGAGTAAGAGAATGGCAACCCTTAATAATAAGGTGAAAGCCTTTATTGTACAAGGGCTTGCTACCTATATGATGCCTTCAGAAGTGGCGGAGGCTGTCAAAAAAGAATTTGACTTAGAAATAACACGTCAACAAGTATCGTCTTACGATCCAACCAAAGCATCAGGAATGAATCTTGCCAAAAAGTGGAAGGACCTATTTAAGCAATTCCGCGATGACTTTAACAACGACATCCAAGCAATACCGATTGCTAATAAAGCTTATCGATTGAATATGCTCGACCGTATGGCGCGTGATGCTGAGAAGTCAAAGAACAGACCTCTAGCAGCAAGCTTGCTTGAGCAAGCAGCTAAGGATGTTGGCGAAGTGTTCACCAATAAGCAAAAGGTCGACAATACGTCTAGTGATGGTTCGATGTCACCGCCGCAACCATTAACGCCTGAAAGCGCAAAAGCTATCAGCAAGGACTTGGACGATGAATACTGATGCAAACAAACTATCAGTAATAAAACATCGTTGTGAGCATGAGCACTTATTCTTTGTTAGATACTTTTTCAAACAACGCATGGGCGATAAGTTTTTAACCAACTGGCACCATCATTTAATCGCTTATGAGATTGACCGATTAATACAAAGAGCAAAGGACGGCAAAGAGACAGAAAATATTATCTTTAACTTGCCGCCTGGTGGTTCTAAAACCGAAATGGCGATGAACATCATTCCTAGAGGGTTGGCGCTCAATCCACGCTCACGTTTTTTGTACTTATCATTTAGTGACAGCTTAGTAACTGATGTGTCATCAACAGCTCGAACTATCGTTAAATCAAAACCGTATCAGCAGCTATGGCCAGTCGCTATATCAAGCGATACAGATGCTAAAGGCTCATGGAAAACAGATATTGAAGGCTTTGAGGGCGGGCATATTTATGCTGCTAGTATGGGCGGTCAGGTGACTGGTCGCCGTGCTGGTCGTATGTCAAAAGATTTTAACGGACTCATAGTTTTGGATGATCCGCTCAAGCCAGAAGATGCCTTTAGTGATACCAAACGTAAAGCAGCTAACCGTAAATTACTTAACACGGTTAAAAGTCGTAAGGCAAAAAGCGACACGCCCATTATCTTAATTATGCAGCGATTGCATAGCGATGACCCTACGCAATTTATCTTAGATGGCAACATGGGCGGCAAGTGGCGGCACGTCAACATACCGGCATTGATTGATGATGCGTTTATCAAGACGTTACCGCCGAGCATTGCAAAATTAGTGCCCACAGACGTTGAGCGTGACGACAAGGGTAGACAAAGCTACTGGGCTGCTAAAGAATCATTGTTATCACTGCTAGAGCTTGAGCAAGGCGGTAGTGATAAAGACGGCCAAAAGGTCAGTCGCTACACATTCCACAGCCAATACATGCAAGCGCCTACTAAGCTTGGCGGCGGGTTAATCAAAGCCTCATACTTTGGTCGCTATACAGTACAGCCAAAACTTAAATGGCTGGCAATCTTTGCCGATACCGCGCAAAAGACTAAAGAGGTAAACGATTACAGCGTCTTTATGGCGGCTGGTGAGGATTATGACGGTAATTTAGTCATTGTCGATGTGCTACGTGGCAAGTGGGAAGCACCCGACCTAGAGAGGGAGGGTGAGGCGTTTATCAACAAACACAATGACAATCCAAACACGCCTAGATTGCGCTATGTGGCTATTGAAGATAAAGCAAGTGGCACTGGGTTAATACAAGGGTTAAAGCGCAAAACAAGGGTATCTATCAAAGCTGTGCAGCGCAATACAGATAAGCTCACAAGGTTTATGGACGCACACCCATACATTGAGGACGGCATTGTTTATTTGCCGCTCAATGCAACATGGGTTGGTGATTTCATAGACGAGGCTGAGGCGTTTAGTGCGGATATGTCACATGACCATGATGACCAAGTAGACCCGTTAATAGATTTAATTAATATCGGTAGGCAAAAACAACAATCATACGGCAGCGCAGGTAAACGCACTTTTTAAGAGATGACTATGGGATTATTTAACACACTAAAAGCACGCGCTTTTGCATCTAAGCCTATAGCAACAGCTTTAAATAAAATGCGTGCAGCAAGCGGCGGTCATTTGTACTCAGACCAAGCGGTCAGTCGCTACAATGAGTTCTTTGACAATCTAATGCGAGTGGATAGCGACGAGGTGCTGACTAAAATCGGCATGAGTCGTCACCAACTATCAGCGCTACTCTATGATGACGAGATTGATGAGAAAGTAGAGCGACGCATTGAGAGCTTAACGCAAGCAAACTACACGCTAAGCCCTAGTGAGGGTGATGATGCGCTGTTTGTTTACGATCAGCTTAACAAGCACATGGAATCGCTATTACTCGCAAGTATGAACGCTAAGCTATACGGCTATAGTGTTTGCGAAATCGTTTGGGATAAAGAGACGTATCAAGCCACCGGTGTATTGCAGCCACTTAGATTGACTGAAAAGCCGATGGAGTGGTTCGAGCCTAAGAATGATGGTCGACTGCTTTACTTTGCTGACAACATGGGCTTACCGGTTGAGGTCAATACCAAGTACAAATACTTATTGCAGCAGCACAGAGCGACTTTTGACAACCCAAAAGGCAAGGCGCTACTTAGCCGCGTTTATTGGCTGTGGTACTTTAAAAAGAATGGCTGGACGTTTTGGTCTAAATTCCTTGAGCGTTTTGGTAGTCCTTTGCTTATTGGCACCACGACACAGGGTGATACTCAGGAAATGGCGGCGGCATTGGCTGATGCTCATAGCCAGTCTATCTTCACTATGAATGACGGTGATTCAGTTAATACCATATCAAGTACGGGCAACGGTGAAACCTTTAAGGCTTATGATGACGCTATCAATCGCCGTATATCAAAGTACCTACTAGGGCAAACGCTCACCAGTGGCACAGATATGGGCGGTACAGCTGGACAAGGTAAAGTCCATCAAGACCAGCAAGAGATTATCTTTAATTCAGACCGCATGTTTGCTACTCGCTATATCAGACAGTTTATCAATACTATCTGCGAGCTGAATAATATCACTGATGTGCCATGGTTTAACTTTAAGCCTGAAAAGGGCGTACAGGACGAGCTTGCCAATCGTGACGTTAAGCTGACCAATCAAGGCGTGGTATTTACTCGAGAGTATTACGAAGACACCTACGATATTGAATCGAAATACATTAAAGACGTTGGTACACCTAAAAATCTGCCAAAGGTCGATATTGCGCCAGTTGCCATGAGCAAACTTAACTTTAAAGCGGTGCAGGGTGATAAGCAATTCACACCTGAGCAGCAAGAGCTTGAAAACCTTGTCAATGAGGCGCTAGCTACTGGTAATCAGCCGATGGATAGTAAGGCGATACTAGCAGCCATTAAAGACAGCAAAGACACTGACGAGCTAACAGAGCGCCTATTTGATATGGTCGGTCAGGACTTAGATGAGTCGGACTTTAGCGAGTTTGTAGCAACGGCTTTAATGGTTGCAGATATTCATGGTTTAGCGGATGAGAGTAACGGTAAATGAAAGACAAACTACTAATCGACGCAATAGCATACGCTCTTAGTCGTGAGGTAGTACCGTCTACTGATTACTACGACAAGATGCAGGGTGTACAGCGCAGACAGGCGGTATCAATCGCAGGTATGGCGCAGACTGAGCAAATCAAGTTTGTTATGGCTCAGGTTAATAGTGCTTTAATCAACGGACAGACGTTTGATGAGTTTAAGAAAAACGTTAACTTAGTTGATATTGATCTGCCACGTCATAGACTACGCACGATATATCAGACCAACATACAGCAAGCTTATGCACACGGTCGATGGATTGAGCAACAGCGCAATAAGGCAGACAAACCCTATCTAATCTATCTGAGTAAGAATGATAGCAAGGTTCGCCCAAGTCACCAGTTATTGCATAGGACAATCAGACCGATAGACGATGCGTTTTGGACTCACAGTACACCGCCGCTTTCATTTAACTGTAGATGCGTATCAAGGGCAATAACCAAAGAAGAAGCCGAGCAACGGGGCATTACGACTGATAACGACTTACCGGCGCCGCAGTCTGAACAGGGTTTTGGCAATACACCTGACCAGTACAACGAACGCTTTACGACCCTAGTCAACGATAAAGTATCTGAGCTTATGCTGACCTACTTCAAGCAGTCAAGCACGATTGCCAAGATAGGCGGACGCATAACAGGCGCTATTGATAAGTTTTTGAATAAGACGACGACTAAGCTTTCGGTATTGATTGCAGCGGCTAAGAAATTACTTGAGGATAAAGATGATGAGTAAAGATGAAAAAAGAGCAGCTATTGAGCTAGTTATTAAGGAACTGATTGTAATTAATGCTGATGTTCAAAAGGAGGTTGATAGCTTGTCAGGCGATGATTCAACTTGGCGACAGCGTTATGAACTATGTTCTATTATTGTGTATAACACAGCCCATATAACTACATTGCAAAAAGCACTTAATCCTGAATAGATAGCAAAAACCAATTAACAGCCACTCAATGAGTGGTTTTTTTACGTCTTAAAAAAGGTGGTGTCATGTTAAACAAATTAATAAATAGATTCTTAAAGCCTCAATTCGTGGGTATCGCTAGCGTTATTTTTAGACGTGACGAAATCCTGACTGTAGGTCTGCAAAACAACCTAACCTCTATCGTAGTCACCTATAGAGACTCAGACAGAGAAGACGCGGTTATTGATTGTAAGAACAAGGATAGCGCTTTGGACTCCCTGAATGATGCGGCAAAGAAACTAGGGCTACCAATCATCAAAAAGGCTTAACAATATGGACTTAAAAGCAAAGATACAGGCGGATATTGACCGCCACGAGCTTATGGCTTGCCATGACTTAGCACGAGCTATGAGCACGATTAACTTTGCTCAATTAGCTCAAAGAATGGTAGGTGAAAACAAAGACGAGTTAGCAGGGTATCGAGTGTCAGAGAGTATAGCGACTATTGATATTCGTGGCTTACTTGTCCCTCACATGAAGAACGACTATAGCGATTGGGGTATTACTGGCTATAACCATATCGCTGATTATGTGCAGCAAGCCAATGACGACCCCATAGTGCAATCGATTGTGTTGGACATTGATAGTGGCGGCGGTTATGTGCGCGGCATGGACGTAGCTATTGATGCTATCAAGCAGTCAGGCAAGCCTGTAGAAGCGTTTGCCAGTGGCTCAATGTATAGCGCGGCTTATCACATTGGCTCAACCGCTAAGACTGTCACAGCGACCAAAACTAGCGGTATCGGTTCAATCGGTGTGATTGCCAAGCATTACGAGTGGTCAAAAGCGATGGAGGACGAGGGCGTAACTGCTACGTTTATCCGGTCAGGCAAGTGGAAGGCTGTTTATGGGAGCGACGAGCCATTGACTGATGAGCAAAAGGCGCGGCTAAAAGAGGGTGTGGATGCGTCTGCAAGCCTATTTTTTGAGCATGTGGCAAGTGCTCGCGGCATTGATGCCAAGACTATCAAGGCGTGGGAGGGTGACTGCTTTAATGCCCAAACAGCAAAAGATTACGGATTGATTGACTCAATAGCGAGTCAGTCAGCCACACAGAGTAACAAAATCCCGTCAATGTCTCAGGAGGACAATATGGATTTACAAGCGGCGCAAGCCAAAATTACGGAGCTTGAGACTCAATTGTCTGCAAAAGACACTGAGATTAAGCAGTTACAAGAAGCTAAGCGTGATGATGCTATCAAGGCGCTAAGCGATAAGTCAGGGCAGGAGTTTACCGCTGAGCAAATCACAGCATTTAAAGCAATGGATGATAACGCATTTGCTATCACAGCAAGCTTTATCCCAGCCAAAGCCGAGCAAAGCAAGCAAGGTCTGCCAGAAGCGTTATTTAACGAGCAGGCAGTCAATGGCGCACAGGCCAAAGTCGATGACTTAGACGCTAACATTACTAAATGGGCAGGAGCATAACATGATTGAGCAAAATGTAACTTACACGGGCAAAGACAGCCTGGTTTTAGGTGATGGCGTACAGACTGACTCAGTAGTACCGACAGCCGCTACTGCTTATAAGCGCGGTGACTTACTGGTGATTGACCCAGCAACCAATACAGCCACTCACTCAGTCGATGGCACGGATTGGCATGTTGTATGCCTTGAAGATGTGACGACTGCACAGGCGGACGCTGCTATTGCTGCAAAGTTTGAAATCCCAGTTTACACACAAGGCGAGCTGAACGTTTTAGAAGTAACGCTAAAAGGCGTAAAACTTAATGAAGGTCAGCAAAAAGCCGCGCGTGGTCGTGCTAATACGGCAACATCAATCGAATTACGTATGCCGTTTGGCACAGGAGTATAAATTATGAGTATTACTGTAAATATCCAAGGTCAACCATTACAGCTGCTTGATGAAAGCCAGCTTGCAATCGTAAACAACAAGACTAAGCCGGTTGATAACTGGTTACTAGACACCTTTTTTGGTCGCAAAGTATCGTTTAACGGTAAAGATGCGGTGCCACTTGATGAGCTTGAAACCTCACAGCCACTCGCGCCTTTTGTATCGCCAATGGCACAAGGTAAGCCGATCATCGCCAAAGGTGACTTTGAGCGTAAGTATGTTAAAGCCGCTTACTTAAAACCTGCGGGTATCGTAACGCCTGATACGGTCTATGACACCTCGCTACTGGTGACATTACGTGAGGCTGGTATCATTGGTCGCTCAAACGGTATGCTGTCACGCCAAGAACAGTTACGTGTTGCTCAGATTGGCACGTTTAACCACTTGCGCCAGTCAATCGTTAACCGTAAAACGTTAATGGCTGCGGATATCTTGACCACTGGTAAGACTATTTGTGTCGGTGATGACTACCCATCTTACTTAGTTGAGTTTGGTCGGGACCCGGCATTAGACTTTACTCCGACAATCAAGTGGAATGAAGCGAACGCTAAAATCGTTACTGACATTGAAACGATGAATGATTTGCTGATTGAAAAGGGCGGCTCAAGTGCTAGCACTGCGCTCATGTCGTCTGCTGTGTTTAATACTATTAGCAAAAACGCTGAGTTTAAAGAGCGTTTCCGTGAGCCGTTGGCATCGACTGCGCCCAGTCCATTTGCGCCATCGTTTAATCGCTCAGATGTACCGCAGTATCGCGGTGAGCTTGGTGGTATTCAGTTCTGGACGTATGACCTTAGCCATCGCTTGAATGGTACAGCACAGCGTTTTATCAACGCTAAAGGCTTCCACCTGATTAGCGATACGCAAGGCTATCAAGCTCAGTGTGAGATTAAGCATTTGGATGTGTTCGGTCAGGCGCTTGAGTTCTATGATTATCAGGTCGTAGAGAAAGACCCAAGCGCTATCAAGCTGATTACTGAATCAAGCCCATTAATCTTACCAAGCAATCCTAACGGTGTTGCTGGTGGCGATGCGTTTATCGCTTAATTAAACATTAGCTTAGGGGTCGGCTGGGTTTCTAGTTGACCTCTATTGCATGGAGATCACAATGTCAGATAAATATTTTGCTATCGGTTCGGTTGGTACTTTTTTGCCAAACGAAGAAGTAACAGGGCTTGATGATGAGCGTTACGTTGAGTTATTAGAGCTTGGCAAGGTGCGAGTTGAGCAGGTCGAAGAGGACGAAACCAAGCCAATCAATAAAATGAAAGTTGACGAGCTGCAAGACTACATTACTGCCAATGGTGGTGAGTACCAAGATGACGACAAAAAAGATACCTTGCTGATCTTAGCGCAAGAGATTGAAAGCAAATTAAACGACAATCAAGAGTAATAATTATGCCTATTAAAAACACAGTAACCAAAGAACACTTAGATGACTTGGTGGCTCAAAGTAATGTTGAGTATGCGGTTTTTGGTAACAAACTGACAGTAGCGGTCATTACCTTGCCAACCAATTTTAAAGTCACTGGCGAGGCGTCTTGCGTAGATGCCAATAACTTTGACAAAGAGCTTGGTGAAAAATACGCGCTCGAAAATGCAGTTGAGAAACTATGGGAGCTTGAAGGTTATTTGCTAGCAAACAAGCTTCACGAATCTAAATAAAAAAGAGTAATAATCATGGACTTAGCCTTATTTAAACAGCGTTATCCGTCGTTTCTTGACGATGTAGCGATACAGCTCGCACTAGATGAGGCTGAGCTACTGATTAGTACGTACAATATTGATGACGATAAAATACAGGCGGCTATAGGATATATGGCCGCCCACCTATTGACGTTGCAGCCTACTAATGGTGCAACAGAGCAAAAAGTATTAAAGGTCAAAGCTGATACGGTAGAGGTGCAATTTAGCGACAAGGGCGTTGATGGCGGCTGGTTAGGTCTATCAAGCTACGGCAGATTGCTCATGATACTGATTAAGCCCAATGAGCGTAAAGTAACTTACGGCGTGATTAAAGATTGCCATCCGAGCGCCATTAAATTTGATGACCGCGTAGATTTTGACGGCACAATTATCCAGGGGCGACAAGATGATAAACGCTTTAATCAATAAGCACTTACCGAGAGCCTTTGACAACCAATTAAAAGATGCTGTGACTGCGTTTACCGCTACTCGCAAGGGTGCAACGGGTGAGTATGACCCCGTACTAGGTGAATACGTTGGCGGCGCAGATATAAGCTATACCGGACGCGGTGTCCTGAGTAGCTATAAGAAAGAAGAATTACAGGCGGTACAAGTCGAGCTGACAGACGTAAAGCTATTATGCTTGCAGATTGAATCTACAATCGCGCCACAGGTTGATGATATTATCACTGTGGGCGATGTTGATAGACGGGTACTAAACGTGAGTCAAGATCCCACGTCGAGCTTGTGGCTATTGCAGCTAAGAGGATTATCAGTATGAATAAATTAACGGTTGCGTTAAGTGTAAAGGTTGTACCAGCTGTTAATGGTCTAATTGGAGTACAAACCTTATTAGACGGCAAACCTTACAGCAAGCAGAGTGCTGTGATATTTGAGTTTGATGATAACGGTTACCGCGTAGTAAATGTAGATGGTAAGCCAGCGGTTATTATTAACGGTGAGTTAGATGACAATGGCGTGATGCAAATACGCGAGGTCTAACATGTGGGATAAATCACCGGTTCTATTTGCTGATGTTGTGACCAAGGACACGGTTAAGCACTCAAAGAATATTGCTACTGACATGCTAACGGCTGTGGTTGACCATAGTGCAGTAGACAAAGGGGTTTTTTCAGCCAACAATAGAATATCGGGCGGCGCTAGAGCTGGTCAATTTAACCCCAGCGACACGTCAGGTCGAGCAGGTGCAATGGCGCGTGGTATGGCTGATATTAAGGGCTTGCCAAACGATAAGCTGCAAGACATTTGGCTGTATAACGACACTCCGTATGGCGTGTATCTTGAGGATGTCGCTAGATATAGGGGTTCGAGCCAAAGTCCTGATGGCACATATTTGGTTTCATTTCTTGGGGTTTGTACTTGGTATCGATAAGGCGCTGCTATGAGAATATTATTAACGCTCGCTATATTGGCTGCTGATTTATTTATTGGTTATCTCGAAAAGGACAACGACGATGAATAGCGTAATGATGTATGTCGGGATATATGTACTCATAGTTATAGCCGTATTCCTCACGGTTGGCTTAGCGTGGTTCTTGATTGTAGGTCGCTCGATAGCCATTAAACACAAGGCTTTTAATAAAGAGTTTGATGCTGTGACAGAGCGAATTAAAAAGCGTAGAGAGTTAAACGGTAGAGCTACTGACCATAAGATTGACTTAAGCAGCTTTAAAGGCGGCGGCTGGACTGGCAAATTTGACAGCAAAAAGCCTATTGATTTAGGGTTAAATAAGCCGCACCCGTTTTATAGCAAAGAGGCAGACGATGAGCAAAGAAGCGGTTAGACAGCTGGTAGAAGGTAGATTTAATAGCTTTGTTTTTGGCGATGAATTTACAGGTGAAGGTAAGTTTATCGATAAATCCGAATTTGCGGACATGAACTACCACCTGCGACTCAAGTTTGACGTAAGCCGAAAGTCAATACCCAATAAACCAAAACAACCTATCCCAACAAGCGGCAGATGGCTCAGATTGCACGATATTGAGTTCGTACTACATAAGGTGGCTAGTATCGGTTCAGAGCCTTGTACGAGGCGCACAGGCGTTATTGTGATTGATGCCTTTGAGCGATTAGACGTTGGTACTAAACGCATATTTGAATTGACCGATGCTATCGAGCGGCATTTTGGATTATGGTCAGAGCCTAATTTTTGGACTGACCCTGCTAATACGGTAAACTTTCCGAATGATGGCGATAAAAACATACATTATCGGTCACGGGTTTACGTGCCTTTTACTTATGATGAAAGCTGATTACTCATAACCACAAACACAGCTCGCCTTATGGTGGGCTTTTTTAATACCCAAATTTAACCTATGCCCTCGCTAATGAGGGCTTTTTTATGAATGGAGAAAGACATGTCAAGAGGCACAAAGGTCACGCTTGCATACGCGCCGCAATTGGTCGCAGGCACTAAGCCAGTAACAGGCTGGAAAACCTTACCCCGTGTATCGGATAGCTTAAACAACACGGTTGAGCTGACAAACAGTGAGACGATTAACGATAGTAGACTTGCCACGGCTGGAATGGTCACGTCTGCCAATGCTGAGGGCGATGTCGAAGTAGAAATGATTAAGGGCGCATACGATGATCTAATCGCAGCAGCGGCAGGTAACGCTTGGAAAGTTGGCGACCCATTAAAGACCGACACTATCGTCTTTGGCGGCGATGTCGTCACCACGTTTGCGATGGAAAAAGCCCATAAAGATATTACCCAATATCACTACTGGTCAGGTATGCGCGTCAATAGCTTTAAGATTGATATTCCTGAAAGCGGCTTTATCGGCATGACGTTTGGCTTTATCGGTGCAGGGTATGACGCAGCCGTTACACCATTCTCGGTAACTCCAGCCGCAGCGGTAACATCGCCTAAAGCGACATCGCTATCAGTCAGTGACATTAAGATTGATGGTGTGACGACTAAAAACGTGTCATGTGTCACAGCGTTCAGCTTTGAGCTTGCAAACAATATTGACCGCCAAAACTGCTTAGGTGCAGGTCTATACGGCTCAGCGTTGCTTGAGATGATGGCTGATATGACAGGCTCTATCACTTTAGCCTACAGTCAAAAGACGCAGGAGTTATTGAGCAAGCAGCTAACAGGCGCGCCAGTTGCGATTGAAGCCACGATTAAGTTCCCTGACGGCGATACTTATGTGCTAACAATTCCAAAGGCGCAAGTATCAGGCGACATTCCATCGGGCGGCAAAGACCGACTTGAGGCTCAATTAACTTACACAGTCTATGCAGATGTACCAGCAGACGCACCAACACTTAAACGTGTTAAACCATAAGGATTACAAAGATGGCCTTCGTAGTTAAAAAGATTAACCTTGATGATTTAAGCAATACCACTGAAAAGTTTACTCATGAGCCTACGGGCTTAGAAGTAACGTTTAAATCATTCAATGATAAGTCGTTCCAAAAGGCTTATAGCTTGCTTATGGCGCGTGATAAAGCCGACTTGGTGGACTTAAAAGAGAAGCCACTTGATGATAGTTTCTTAGATGGCATCAACGGTGAAGATGGCACAACTAATGAGCTGCTAATCCGCTCTATTGCCAAGTTTCTAATCACTGACTGGAACGCAGTCGATGAAGATAGCAACAAGCTAGAAGTGAGCGGCGATAACTTCGTTCTACTCATTAGCAACGTTGATGACCCGTCTGAGCTTATCAGTTGGTGCTTTAATTGCGCCGGTGATGTTGCCATGCAGAAATCAAAAGAGACGGCTGAGACTAAAAAAAAGCCATCGCGCGTTACGAGTGGGAAAAAGACTTCTCAGGAATAACCGCTTTTGATATTGAAGTCAGACAGCACTTAGGTTTATCAATCCCTGATGAGCCTGAAAGCGACTACGACACTCACGAGATAATCAGTACGTTTTATCTTGCGATGCGTGGTCGCACCTATCTAGGCGGTATGGCAGTCGTACCAATGCGGATAAGCGTTCGAGATATTACCGATGTACTAGCAGCACACCCCGTCCTAATGGACAGGGAGGTGCTAGATAGCTGTGTTTTTGCGTTAGATGAAGTTTATCTTACTGAGTTTAATGAAAAGGCGGAGAAGTCGAAGGGTGATTGATTGTGGGTTGACCCTCAATACGGGGGTCAAGGGTCACCGATACGGTGACTCAAGCTAATTACCTAGTAATGACTTTAGTTGCTTAACAGTTTTTGTTATATCTTCAAGCGACTTTTTAGCCTCGACATAATCAGCGTGCAATATCTGTTGCTCAGTGCTTGCGGTTATATCGGGCTTTGCATAAAACGAATCTTCAAGGCGCGTGACAAGCAGGTGTTGATGTGTCAGATATGATGGCGATAACCACAGAAAACCCTAAGATGGATAAATTGCAGCAAGGTCTTATTGTGGATGCGTTCTCATTCCCTGCTTACTCTACAAAAGATTTTAGAGAAAAAGAGGTCAGAGAGTTTGGCGCTCGACATTATCTAAATTGCATTAAGAGTACCAAATAAACCCTACTTAGCAGCAAGAGCCTTGCACAATGCAGGGCTTTTTATTACTAGCCATTAATTGCCCGTTTGTTGCTAATCGGTTATAGTTGGGTTTTAACTAACAGGTGCAGTCATGAGAAAGTTATTATTAGGATTTGGATTGGTGGCATTGCTATCAGCGTGTTCATCGACTGATGAGCCAGTAGCGGAGGCTGCGCCTGATACTAGCGAACAAAGCTTAGTAGAAAGTGAGGTCGTCGCAGAGCCGGAAGAAGAAATTGTTGTAGAGCCTGAGCCAGTTGCTGAACCTGAAAATTTAGATGGGGGAAATGTAGTTGAAAGCAAAAGCGCTGAGATGGATTTTGCAAGTTGTCTGCTTCAGCAAACAGAGTTTTCAGATGCTATTTCATCTAGCGGTAATTACAAAGTCATACCCATCGTAGATACAAACATACTTTCAATAGTTAGGCTTTGCGCAAATGATGGTTCGGTTATTCATACTTGTAGCGCACCTGATAACAAGGTGGTGATTACTAGGTCGACGAATAGAGAGGGGTGCTAGTATGAACCTAAAAGACGTTATGGTTATAGGCGCGTGTATTCTTGCCCTAGCAATAGTATTTCTAGCGGATAGAGGTTTTTTTGCTGTCAATTCTAGTGATACGGCAGAAAGTGAAAGCGTCACAGAAAAGCAAGAACCAACAATAGACACGACGGCAGAAAATATATTTAATGCTTATGATAGAAACGAAGTCGCAGCAGACCAAGAATATACGGGCAGGAATATTCGCGTGAAAGGGGTTGTAACAGCCATCAATAGCACGCCTGATAACACCGCACAGGTATTACTGGCAACTAAAAACCAGTTTATGTCAGTAAAAGCAGAGGGCGATGCAGAGTTTGATGCTAGAGCTGCCGCACTTATTAAAGGTCGAGAAGTGGTAATGACTTGTAAAGGTGCAGGGGAGTTTATGGGCAGTCCACGCTTAGAGCAATGCCGCATTCATTAGGTCTTACCTACACAACCAAAACCAACCACCTTAACGGGTGGTTTTTTTATGCCTAAAATAAATCGACGATGATAAGAGGTCACCATGGAACAAACGTCAAAACTTTCGATTGTCGTTGATACGAGTAGGGCGGCAAGTCAGATAAAGGCTTTTAGCACGGCATTGAAGCAAGCTGATAGGGATGGTATTGCTGTCAGCAAGTCGCTAGCCAAGATAGGCAGCGGCGTTAATTTTAGCGCATTGAATAACAGTATTAACAACGCTAGAGCCAGTTTAAGTGCGTTTAGTTCTACAGCTAACAATGCGGCATCAGCAATGAACAAAGCCGCTACAGCCGCCGCGGGATTGCGCACAGCCACACAAGGCATTGCAGCTAACCTTAATGCAGCAGCCAACGCAGCAGGAAAGATAGCAAGTATTAGCAATGCTATGAATAATGCCAAAGTATCAGCCAGTCAGTTTGGTAGCTCGATAAAAGGCGTAAATGCGAATGTCGTTGCACTCAATGCCACTCTTAATGTCGGCATAGCAACACTGAATCGTTACGGGCAAGCTGCCACTACAGCAGGTCAGAGAACAACCGCCTTTGGACAGGCTGCTACACAGTCGCAAACGCGCTTACGTGGGCTTGATGCTGGGTTGCTTGCAGCTCGAAATAACATGAACTCGCTAACCACTGCCGCCAATAGCATAAACGCTATTTTTGGCAACTTAGATAGAACAATGGCGCAGCTTGCGGCTGCTACTAATCGACTAAGTGACGCGAGCACACGAGCAGCAGCTCAGATCCAACGTCTAGACAACGGATTGGGCGGCGCTAATGCTCGCGGTCGCACATTCATGGGTACATTGCAGGGCTTGCAAGGCTTGCTGATGGGCGGCATGTTTAGCATTGCGACACTTGGCATCATTAAGACTGCCGATGAAATGCAGAATCTTAACAGTCAGATTAAACTTGTCACAAAGTCAGAGGAAGAATACTTAGGCATACGTCAAAAGGTGCGCGAGATTGCAGATGCTAACTTCAATGACGTAAAAGCGACTACTGGACTATACACCAACTCAGCAAGGGCTTTAGCCAACTTGGGCAAGTCACAAGCTGATGCGCTTAAGTTTACCGATGCGGTGTCTTTGGCTATGCGTGCAGGCGGTCGTTCAACACAAGAACAAGCGTCTGCCATCATGCAGTTAGGGCAAGCGATGGGCGCAAACGTGGTACAAGGCGACGAATTCCGTAGTATCGCTGAGAACGCGCCTATCTTGCTTGAGTTGGTTGCAAAAAGACTGGGCGTGTTGCCCGGACAACTAAAAGCATTGGCAGCCGACGGTAAGGTTACCGGCGAAGTCATGTTTGATGCCTTAACGCAAAACGTCAACATGCTAGAAGAAATGGCTAAGAAGATGCCTATCACAATGGCTCAGGCGTTCACTGTGGCGAAGAACCGCTATAAGTCATACGTTGATGACATGATGAATCAAACAGGCGGCATGAGCGGCAAGATAGCGAGCATGATAGAGGGTATGTCTGCCAACTTTGACACACTCGCAAAAGTCGCCATCGCAGGGGTAACACTTGCTTTTGCTAACATGGCATTGTCTATCGGCTCAGCATCAACGGCGATGGCTATTTTTAATGCCGTTGCAAGTATGAATCCGCTTATCTTGATTGCTAGTGCATTTATCGCGGTCAATAGTGCGATATTTGGCGTTAATGATGTGCTGAGTATATCAGGCATCATGCTAGGTGATTTCTTTGACGGTATGGGCGTTATGTTGGCGGATGCTGAAACATGGTGGAAAAGCTTTGGAGGTACTGTTGATGACACGATGGACGGTACGGTTAAATCTATTGCTGAAGCCAATGATAAAAACAGCAAGAACTTCTTAGGGTTTTATGAGCATACAGAAAAAGGCTTTGCAGGGGTTGTTCAGGGGTTAGCAACAGCAATCGGTAGTGTGACCGCTATCTTTGGCACGTTCTTTAAGGTGATAGAAAACTGGGTTTTAAACACACTATCTATCTTTGACAACATGGGTAAGGCGGCTTATAACGCCGGAGTGCACGTAAGAAACTTCTTTGGCGGCGATGGCGAAGCTGTTGAGTACAGCCCTTATGCGAATAAGTCTTTAAACCCTGTTGATATTTATAAAGCCACCTTTAATAGCAATCAGGACTATTGGCAGTCAAAGGCGCGTGACTGGAATCAGCGAGCAGGAATAACGCCAGCGCCGCTAGATAAGCAGTGGAGCAATAAAACTACTCGCGGTCTTAATTTTGGCAATGTTTTGACACCAGGTGCTAACAGTGTGTTGAAACCAAAAGCTGGGCAGTTGCCTGATTATCTAAAACCTGAATTTTCGCCATCAACCTCACCGATGGATGAGATTAAAAAATCTCAGTTTGAGCAGATGAAGGCAAATGATGCGATTGAGGAGGCAACCAAAGCAGCAGCCAAAGAAACTAAGGAACGCGCCAAGCGAGAAAGGGAGTTAAATAAAGGCTTGTCCAATCGCCTAGTCGGTATCAGTGGCGACACTGGTGTCGGTAATGCTCACTTGCATATTCAGTATCGCGATAAGAGCCGACCAGTTAGCCCAGCCGACCTTGCAAGGTTTCAAGCAGGTGGCAAAGCGCTGACCGACTACAAAATGACATCAGGATATGGCAAGCGCAATACCGGCATCAAAGGCGCGTCAACCAATCATAAGGGTACGGACTTTGCTATTCCAAAGAATACAGGGATTACCACCAGTGTAGCGGTCAAAAACATTAAGACGTGGAAAGACGGCAAGGGCGGCGGTTATGTATCAACCATTACCTTTGAAGATGGCGTAGTTATCGACTTGCTGCATCAAATGCCAAGCGTTATGGGTATTGAGAAAGGCGCAAGCACTGGTAATAAGCAGATCGATAGCATGGTCGCCAAGGCTGAGGGTAATATCGCTCGCGAGGCTGCCGAAGCTGAGAAAGAGCGTATCAGAGCGGCTGAGGAAGCACAGCGAGAACGAGAACGCATTGCGGCGCTTAATCTAAAGCTAATGAAAGAGTACGGCGATAAAGAGGCGCAGCTTACTATTGAAAATGATGCGCGTGTCGCTGAGATAAACGAATCTAGCTTTAATAGCACCAAAAAAGCTGAGCTTATCAAAGAATCTGAACGTCGCATGAAACAGGAGCTTGCTGTTTATAAGAAAGGGCTTGACGACAAGGTTAATGAGTTGGTCAAGTTTCAAAAAACCGAGCGTGACCTACTCAAAAAGCAATACGATGATGAAGTGTTTGAAATCAAATCGCACCCTGAACTATCACGCCCTGAAAACAGCGATATGCTAAAGCAGGCACTCGAAAACGCTAAGCTGGCAAATGAATATCGTGTGTCGTTGTACGAGGAATCGCTTGAGCAGCAAAAATCAGCCATGTATGCGTTTCAAAAGACCGAACGCGATATATTGATTGATGGCTGGGAAAACAAACTAGCTGATGCCATGCTCATGTATGACGAGCTACGCGATTATCGTATCGAGGCCATCAAAGCTGAGGGTGAGCGTGACATTGATTTATTTGACTTAAATCAAGATAAGAAATTGCTTGAGCTGAAAAAGTACACCATGACCGAAATGGAGTACATAAGAGCCAAGTACGAGCTTGAGCGCAAACTTGCAGGTTTTAGCAATGAAAGTCCGGAGGTTAAAGCGGCGCAGGATGCTGATGCCAAACAAGCCTTCGAGGAGGCGCAGCGGCAAGTTAGGCAGAAAGCAGGTAGCGACTACCAAGACGTTGTTAATAAAATCTATGGCTTAAGTAGCGAAGATGCTGATTTAACGAAAGCATGGCAAGCTGGCAATGAAGCATTAAAGGCTGCGCTTGATGCCGGAATCATAGAGCATGAAACCTACTATGAGCGCCTAGCTGATTTAGATCAGAATTACATCAACAATAAGCAAGCTATTATTGTCGGTGGCTATCAGTCAGCGTTTGGACTGGCAGCGAGTATTACCAAAGCGTTCGGCGGTGAGCAAAGCGGCATGTATCGCGCCTTGTTTGCTGTTGAAAAGGCGTTTGCTTTTAGCCGTATATTCTTAGAAAACAAAGTTGCATTAGCTAAAGCGTATGCAAGTGCGCCATTCCCTTACAACTTAGCAGCTGTCGGTAAAACGCTGATGACCTCGGGAGTGCTTACCGCTGCTATTGATACCTTTGCACCCAAAGGCTTCAAGCAAGGCGGCTACACGGGCAACATGGGCGCGTCTCAAGTCGCAGGTGTGGTACACGGTCAAGAGTACGTGTTTGATGCTCAATCGACTAAGCGTATCGGGGTTGATAATCTCAATGCTATGCGGAGTGGTAAGTCAGTTGGTGGCGGCGATGTAAATATCAACGTCAATGTCGATGCTAAAGGCAATGCTCAAGTATCAGGCGATAACGAACGCATGGGGCGTGACATGGCAAACGGTATCAAAGCGGTTGTGCTTGATGTCATACGCAAAGAGAAGCGTCAGGGAGGTATGTTGTAATGGCACTTAAAACATTTACATGGTGCGTCGATGCAGGTGCAACTGAGGAACTTGAGCTTAAAACCAACGTCACGCAGTTTGGCGATGGTTATGAGCAGGTATCAAGTATCGGTATTAATAATGCACGTACTTCATGGCAGTTTTCAAGGAAAGGCAGGGCAATTGATGTCAATCCGATTTACGCCTTTCTAAAAGACCACGGAGGCATGACCCCATTCATCATGACGATTGATGGTGAAACGAAAACCTATCGAACGGACGGCAATATCAGTCGAGCACACTTAGGCGCTGATGTATGGCAAGTCTCATTTAACGTGAAACAAGTATTTCTACCTTAACCCCTTAATCGGGGTTTTTTATTATCTAATTTTTGGAGTAAAGAAAATGGCGATACAGTTACCAAATCCGGGTCTAGGCGATGGTCAGACCGGCGATAACGAATTTGTGATGTGGACGAAGGTTAAAGATAACTTTAGTAATACAGCTCATGCAGCTAATAGATTGGTAGGGGTAGAACCTCATGAAATACCAGTCAATGTAAATCTGATAAAAAACACTTTTAGCACCAGTCCAGAAGTGATAAAAGTTTCGGCTGGCGATAATTTAGATACGGCTAGTTACGGCGCAGCGGCTTGGGATTTACAAGTGGTACAAGGTGGTAAAATACCGGATTGGGGTAAGTACGCCTTTGTAGAAACAAAGCGTACATCATCAGTACAAGGTTACTCTGTTCAAATAGCACTCCCTTATGCCTCGGCAGGTAAAAATCATGGTCTAGCAGTCCGGTCTATGAGTGCTGGATTGTGGGGCGAGTGGTACGTGATGTGGCACAACAAAAACGCAACAAAAGACAGTAACGGATTTTTAAAAGCGTCTAGCCCTATCGTAAAAGTATTTGCAGACAAAGTTGAGCTAAACAGTGACGCTGTAAATCAAAATGTGGCATACAAAAAGAATGGCGTAGGCGACTATACAATCACAACAGTAAGCGGTCTATCTACTGACGGTTGGTATATTGAGCTACCAAAAGATATGAATGGTAATCCAAAAGTGGCTGTTACATTGTCAGAAGTAGATGGCGTGATTAGCCTAAAGAGCTACAAGCGAATCTTTAGCATGGAAACATTTACTTTTGAGCCTGACTTAGATAATCCGCTAGATATTCCTGATGATCGCTGGATTGATTTACGTTTGAATGAAATCCCAGTTGAGATTGAAGATGGTATTCAAACGGAGGTCTAAATGCTCAATTCAGACCTTCAAAAACTATCAGTCACAGGTCGCGTCACACTCTATGAGTTAGATGCAACCAAACTAGGCGCAGGCATATTTAGATGGCATGGGCATATGTCATACGAGGACTGGCAGTATCTATTTAAGTTTGCCAACAAGTCTGAATTTACCGATGCTGGTTATCGGATAAAAAACACGGGCACAGAGGATATTGTGCGCCGTGACATTATTTGGCAGGGCAATGTTTACGAGCCATTACCGATAAAATCAGACGGCTTAGAAGTGCGTGGCGATGGCAAGGCTTCAATGCCAACACTTAATATCTCCGCTAATCGTGAGGATAAGAAAGGCATCATGCAAATTGGCGTTATCCGCGCCTTATGTCTGCAATACCATGACCTAGCAGGCGCAAAGCTCACGGTTATTAATACGCTTGCTCAATACTTAGATGCTACTAATTTTAGTGACGGCAATCCGCAAGCTGACCCGAATGAGTATCGTAAGCAAGTTTGGTTCTGTGAGCAAAAAACGGGTGAAAATGCGTTATCTGTCACGTTCGAGCTGAGCAACCCTGTTGATTTTGAGGGTAGCAGAATACCATCTAGAGAAATCACATCATTTTGCCACTGGGCGCTTCATGGTCGTTATAGAATGTCCGAGTGTGCCTACATGGGGACGGCTCGATTTACTGAGGACGGAACGCCTACAAGCAGGGCAGATTTAGATCGCTGTGGCGGCAGGCTTTCAGATTGCCGTATCAGGAATAATTCTGAGCGGTTTGGGGGATTTCCTTCAAGTTCTCTCGTAAAAGGATAGGTTATGCTAACAAAATCCATTAAAACCGCCATTATCGACCACGCAAAAGAATGTTACCCAAGGGAATCATGCGGCGTTATTATCGGTAAAGAATACATACCCTGCAAAAACGTAGCAGCCGATGACACTCAGTTTGAGATATGCCCTTATGACCTCGTAGGTGCAGAAAAAGAAGGTAAGATTTTAGCCTACTGCCATTCGCACCCCGATGGTAGCTGCGAGCCGTCAATGCCTGATAGAGTGCAAATGAACTTACATGGTCTGCCGTGGGTGATTACCAATGGCATTGACGTAGCACTACATAAGCCTGATGGCTATCAAGCCCCGTTACTAGGGCGTGAGTACCATCACGGGCTTATGGACTGTTACAGCCTCGTTAAAGACTACTATCAGCGTGAGCTTGACATAACCTTAAACGATTATGAGCGACAAGATTGCTGGTGGGAAAATAAAGACAGCAAGCCCTTATATGTAGATAACTTTAAAAAAGAGGGGTTTGTCGAAGTTGATACAATCCAGCAGCATGACTTGATACTCGCAAGGCTTGGAAGAACAGCCCATGTGAACCACGCCCTAGTATTTATCGGTGATGGAACGCTCAAATCTGAGCCTACAGAGGACGTAATCGGTGATTGCTTGGTATTGCACCACCCATACGGTCGGGACTCTATACGTGAGATATATGGGGAATCATGGCAGCGTAGAGCTGCAATGATAATCAGGCATAAGTCATTAATCAAATAACACAGGTCGCTTAAATTAGCGGCTTTTTTATGGGCGCAATTTATGAAACTTAAAACAATACACTTGCATGGCTTACTCAAAGAACGATTTGGCGAGTTTTTTGAACTTTCTGTCAGCTCATGCAGGGAAGCAACTCACGCGCTAGGCTGCATGATTCCTGACTTCAAACTATTCATGCTGCAAGCCGAGCAAAACGGTATGCGATTCGCCATCTTTGTTGACGATAGAAACATCGGCGAGGACGAGATTGAGAACGTCACAGGCGCAAGTGTGATTCATATTGTGCCTAAGATTATGGGTGCTGGTGGTGATACGGGCGTATTCCAAGTAATTATGGGCGCAGTGCTAATCGGCGCAGCTTGGTTTACGGGTGGCTTGTCGATAGCTGTAGCAGAAAGCATGATGGTTATGGGCGCGGTGCAAATTGCAAGTGGCTTGGCAAGTATGCTGATGCCTAATCCCAAACTTGGTGAGCAAGACGAGGACGGCAACCGAGCAAACTATGGCTTTGGTGGTGCGGTGACGACAGTAGCGCAGGGCAATCCAGTGCCCTTAGCTTATGGTGAGCGCGATGTGGGCGGCTTTATTGTATCAGCAGGTATTTACACAGAGGACACGCAATAATGGCAGACATGAGAATTAGAGGCGCTAAAGCAGGTCAAAAAGCACCGCGCAAGCCAAATATCAGTAAAGATACTGTTGCATCAATCTCTACCGCAAAGCTACTGTATGGCTTAGCAGAGGGCGAGGTTTACGGCTTAGCAGACGGTGCAAGGTCAATCCGCCTAGATGGTACGCCATTGGTTGATGACGCAGGTAATCCAAACTTTGAGGGCGTGACTTGGGATTTTAGAAACGGCAGTAATGACCAAGAATACATTAAAGGCTTTCCTGATGTATCTAATGAAACGCCTGTCAATGTCGAGCTACGCAGCTCGCAGCCGTGGATTAAAGCGTTTAATGACACGCAAATTAGTGCTGTCCGTGTCCGTTTTAAATGGAATCGATTGTCGCAAACGAATAGCGAAAACGGTGATGTGACAGGCTATAAGATTGATTACGCAATCGACTTACAAACAGATGGCGGCGCTTATCAAACCGTTTTAACGACCAAGATACAGGACAAAACTAGCGCAGGTTATGAGCGTACCCATCGCATTGATTTGCCAAAAGCCAAGACCGGTTGGCAGTTGCGTGTGCGCCGTATCACGCCTAATAGCACAAGCGACTTAATCCAAGATACCATGATGATTGACGCAGTGGCTGAGGTCATCGACGTTAAGCTGAGCTACCCTAACACCGCTTTGCTTGGCATACAGTATAACGCTGAGCTGTTTAGTAACATTGCTAAAATGTCGGTACGTGTGAAAGGTAAGATTATCCGTGTGCCTGATAACTACGACCCAGTAGCACGTACTTATACTGGCATTTGGACAGGTAATTTTAAGGACGCTTACAGCAATAACCCTGCTTGGATTTTTTACGACTTATGCACTCAGTGGCGTGGCGGCTTAGGTGAGCGACTAGATGCAACGATGATTGACAGATGGTCATTGTATGCTTTAGGGCAGTATTGCGATCAGCCAGTGTCGGACGGTCAAGGCGGCTTAGAACCTCGATTTACGTGCAACGTCTATCTGCAAAAACAAGAAGAAGCCTACACCGTATTGCAAAACATCGCAGGGATATTCCGCGCCATGTCCTTTTGGACAGGTGAGCGCATCATGCTTGATGCTGATGTACCGCAAGACCCTATCTACACGTATTCATCAGCTAATATTGTCGGTGGTGTTGCTGGTATTCAATACTCTGGCACTCGCAATCGTGACCGTCATACATTGGCAAAAGTCGCTTGGGATAATCCAAATAATGACTATCAAACTGAGTACGAGTACGTTCGCGATGAAAAAGCGATGTCGAAGTTTGGTGTTAAGGTCTTGGATTTGTCAGCGTTTGGCTGTACCAGTCAAGCACAAGCTCAACGTGCAGGATTATGGGCTTTAAAGACCGAGCAGCTAGAAACACGCCAAGTCACATTTAGCGTGGGCTTAGACGGCGCAATACCAAGAGTAGGCAATATCATTAGCTTATCTGATGAAGCGTTTGCTGGTCGCGCTAACGGCGGTCGTGTGTCTACCGTAAACAGCACACAGAGCATCATAGAGCTTGATAGAGAAGTAAAGGCTAGTGTCGGTGATGTGCTTATCATTAACGGCGGTAGCGGCAAATCTGAGCGTCGCAATATCAGTAATGTAGTCGGTAATCGTATTACTGTTACAGCACCGTTTACCAGTGCTGAGGCTGAGCATGTTTGGGCAATTGAAACCGCAAACTTAAAGCTAATGCGCTTCCGTGTCATGTCAATCACTGAAAACGACGATGCGACTTACGCAATCACAGGCATTCAGCATGAGCCACAAAAGTATGATGCTGTCGATTTTGGCACTGATGTAAAACCAACAGAAATAACCATCATCAATCCTGATACCGTTGATGCGCCTGCAAGTGTGACTGTCACAAGCCGTCACCGCGAAGTGCAAGGGCAGATGATAACAACACTGGTTATCGGTTGGTCACAGGTCAAAGGCGCAGTCGCTTATGATGCTGAATGGCGCAAAGATGATGGCACATGGGTAAAAGTACCACGCACAGGCAACGTATCAGTTGAGATTGATGGCGTTTATAGCGGCAATTACATGGCGCGTGTCCGTGCTATATCGGCGTTCGATGTGCAATCTAATCCTACAAGCTCGATGCTAACAGAGGTCAAAGGCAAGATAGGTTTACCGCCTACTGTGGTCGGACTGACTGCAGCAGGTATCTTGTTTGGTATGGATTTAAAATGGGGTTTTGCGTCAGGCTCAGGCGATGCAGCATTTACTGAGATACAAGTCGGCTCTGCACCTAACGTCAACGTAGCAACACTTACACAAGCAAGTTATCCGACAAACACGCATACTATCACAGGTCTGCAAGGCAATCTCAAGCAGTCTTATCGTGCGCGTCTGGTTGATAAGTTGGGCTTTAAATCGCCGTGGTCGGCATGGGTTACCGCTACTGTTGACGATAATCCTGATAAAGTTCTTGATTTGATTGAGGGTCAGATTACAGAGTCGCATCTGTATAAAACGCTGACTGAGAAGATTAATAAGGTTAGTAAAATTGAGCCTTTAGAGAAAATTGTCGGCGATGAAACTAAGGGTCTTGTTAAGTCTATTGCTGATGAGCGTCAGGCTCGCATCGCTGCTATCGGTACGTCAGCACTTGAAGGCTCTAAGAGCTTACATGAGCGTGCTGATGCGCTTGCCGGTACGGTAAACGGCATCACCGAATGGCAAGATGTAGTCGATACAGACATTGAGAAAAGTTTTGCAAAGATGACCTATCTAGCATCTGAGCTAGACTTTGGTTATGCAGACAAAAAACAGTACGCATCATCTGCACGCGGTACAGCGTGGACGTTTGCTAAGACTGTCGCACGTGCTGACTATGTTAACTCAGAGCTTGCTCGTGGCATATCGGCTGATTTAGCAGGTGCTAAGGCGAGCTTTACAGAGCAAATCACAGCAACGACTGTCAATAATTTAGCGACTGTTAAAAAGATAGAAAACCTATCTGCTCAGGTTGTGGGTGGCTATGAGGGTGATGACTTAGGCAAGCTATCAAGCGGACTGCTTTATCAAGAGCGCACAGCTAGAGCAGCTGATTATAGTGCACTGTCTGAGCAAATCAGCTTGCTAAGCGCCGGTGTGGGTGAGCAGTTTGACCCTTATAAGATTTGGCACTTTGACAAAGATAGCGAGGGCTGGACTGGCGGCACGTATAACGATGGCTTCATCAATGCACGTACTGACAAGCTGCAAAGCCCTAGCATGTCAAAAACGCTTGATGATGGTGCTGTTGAGGCGTTAAACACTAACGCTTATCATCACATCAAGATGCGTCTTGAGGTTGTGGGTGAGCCTACGTGGTTAGGCTTAGTTGAGTGGTCAGGCGGCAGTACTACTATTACTGAACCAAAACTTGACGGCGGCATAGCTAACATTAGTTTTGATCTAAAATGGTCGGGCAGTATTGATAAGTTTACCATCAAGATTGCCAAGACTGCTGACAATCTAAACTACTACAAAGTGGACTGGATTGCGGTTGGTCGTCCATCACCGGGCGCGTCATCTGCTGCTGTCTTAGATATTAAACGCGCGTTTAGTGACTATAAAGTGTCATCTAGTGAAAAGGTGTCGGACTTAACAAGCGCGATTTACGGTAAAGACTTAACACCGCTTACCGCCTCAATACGTGAGCAGTTAAAGACTTTAGCGACTGATAGCGGTACTTACTCAGATAAGCTGTCTGTGCTTGATGCTTGGTATAAGGGTGAAGATGCGTCAATGGCTGCTATCACTAGGCAGCAATACGAAGCTCTAACAAGTGCTGACAGTGCTAATGCTCGTAAAGTTGACGAGCTGTTTGCAGAGATGGATTTTGGCTACGCTGACAGAACGAAGTTTGCAAACATCAATCGCTCAATGCAACGCACGCTTGCGACAACAATCGCTGTCGCTGACTGGACTCAAAACCAGCGCATTGATACATTGCAATCCGAGTTTCAAGGCAATACAGCACAGATACAAAACGAGCTGCTAACACTTGCTAGTAAAGACTTGTCTATTGCGTCTGAGCAAACGAGATTGTCTACTAAAGTGGGTGAGAACAGTGGCGAGATACTCAAGCTATCGCTTGCTGTTACTGACCCTGAAAAAGGCTTGTCTGCTACTGTTACACAGTTACAAGCGACCGCGGAAGCAGCGCAGCGTCTTGCAGGTACTAAAGGCGAGATTATTTATAGTGTCGCTGAGCCACCTACTAAAGACCAATTGCCGCAAAACTTGTGGTTTAAAAAGGAGGGCGAAAACACTACGCCGCATGTCTGGGATAAAGATAGCGGCAAGTGGGTGGCATTAACTGATAAGGCGGCAGCAGATGCTCAAGCAGAAGCGGCGACAGCTAAAGAAGCGGCAGGTGCAGCTCAAGGCGTGGCAGAGGCTAAAGGCGAGGTTATCTTTAGTAGCACAGCGCCCATCGCTGCTAAGCAGTTAAAGCAAAATCTATGGATTGATACGAAAGGTGGAGCTAACACGCCTAAGCGGTGGGACGGTGGTGCGTGGGTCGAAGTCACTGACAAAGCGACTAAAGATGCAGCAAGTGCAGCAAGTGCAGCTCATGGCGCAGCTAGTGCAGCTCAGGGCGCAGCCGATGAAGCAGACAGAAAAGCTAAACTTGCTTTAAAAGACCTTAAAGACATATCAGATGATGACAAGCTAACACCTTCTGAGAAGAAGCAGTTACGCCTTATTGTTGATGATATTAAGCAGGTTGATACTGACATCAAGGCACGCGCCGCTAAGTACGAAGTAAGTACTGCTGAGTACGATAAGGCTTACAAGGAGCTAGTTACTGACTACATCAACGACTTACTTGCTGAACACGATATACCCAGCAACATTGTGCGTACTGAGTTTAACCGCAAGTTTAACGAGTTTTTTGCTAAACGTGCACAGCTTGATACGTCAATTGCTATTGCCGCTAAGAGTGTCGCCGATGGCTTGAAGTCAGATTTAAGTCTCGGTTACGCAAGCCGGAATAAGTACGCCAGTAATCGCACTATCCCTAACAACGTGGCTACTGTCATTGCTCGCGCTCAAGTTCAAGCAAATGAAGCGAACATGGCGGCTATTGAGGCTCAGGACTCAGCTCAAAATGCTAAAACAGCAGCAGATGATGCGAAGTTAAAAGCTGATGTAGCTCAGGGTCAAGTTAACGATATTTCAGCCGATGGTAAGTTAACACCGGTCGAGAAAAAGCAAGCTAACTTGATATGGTCTGAGATTGCGAAAACTGACACTGAAGTTAAAGCGAATGCTGCTAAGTACAAAGTAAGCACCACAACTTATAGTAGTGTTTACACCGCGCTTGATACTTACTTGAAAGGTTTAATCACAGGCACAGAAGCTAACACAACTAGCAACATTGACCGCGCAGCGTTTGACAAGGCTTTTGCTGATGTTTATGCAGCACGTGCCGAGGTTAACAAGCTAATTGTCGCAGCGGCTGAAAAGCAGACGGCTGACGCTCAATCTACTGCTAACAATAAAGGCGAAGTCATCACAAGTGACAAAATCCCTGATGAGACTAAGCGACAGTCGCAAAACTTGTGGATTGATACGCGTCAAGGTAAGAATACGCCTAGACGTTGGAATGGGATAGCATGGGAAGCAGTAACAGACCAAGCTGCCATCGAGGCTGTTAATGATGTTAAGCTCAATCTAGCAACATACGTCAAAGAGTCCGGTGCGTATAGTACGGAGTTCGGTAATGTCGCTGGCGAAATCACGACAATACAAAGCACTGTCGAAGGTGTAACTGACAGTATCAGAGTTGTTGCTGCCATCGGTGATGCTGAGCGCTTGAGTTACGAGATATCAAAAGAGCGTCTAAACAAAAACAAAGCTGCATTACAGGGCAAAGTTGCTGATTTAGACTCTTTGATAGCTAAGTACAAAGCGCAGATTGAAGAAGCTAAGGCTAAAAAAGCTGAGGTTATTCAAGCAGCGCAGAAAGAGGGCGTAACTCCTAACGCGGCAATTCTTGCAGAGTATGACAAGCAGGTAGAGCTACTAAACAAAGCTGTTACTGATACTCAGACACAGCGCGGTGAAGTAGCTTCACAAGTCGCGCAAATGGATCAGGAAATCAAAGAGCTTGCAAGTTTGAAGCTGACTGAGTCCGAGGTCAAAAAGCAATACTTTGTTAAGTTCGATAGCGGCAATCGGGCAGCAGGTTTTGGCATCATGGAAAACGCTGATGCTACCATTGACTTTGCAGTGCTTGCTGATAAGTTCTATGTAGCTTCTCCTGATGGTACAGGTAAAGGCGTTAGACCGTTTGCTGTCTATACTTCTCCGACTACCATTAATGGCGTTGAGGTTCCGGCGGGGACTTACTTAGATGGAAACTTACTCGCTACTGGTACTATCACGGGGGATAAGATACAAGGCAGAACTATCGAAGCTGATAGCTTTGTTGCTGGCACTATTACGGCTGAAAGCGGAGTTATTGCTGACTTGGCAGTGACTAGAGGTAAGATTGCAAATCTTGCTGTCGATACTTTGCAAATCGAAAATAATGCGGTAACTGTCCCTCTGTCTAAATATATAGATGGTGTCACCTCGGGGTCTTTTAATAACAACCAAAACCCTGCTTTCCCAAGAGGGGGTAATTTTATAAAAATAACCCAAGAGGTGACCAGTTTATTTATGGATTCTAAGGGTGCGCCAGTGTTAATCAACCTGCTTGCATCATCGGTCACTTTTAACGGGACTAGCCCGTACAATACCGAGGGTATAAAGATGGAGTACGTTTTTTACAAAGATAACGTGCCATTACGAAGGGCTGGTAAGGTAATTTATGGAACTGACCGTTGGACTTTAGACAGACCGACTATCGCGTCTTTGATTGACACACCTAGTAATAATGGCAGCACCTACCGATTGGTCGTAGAAGCCTATGTCGGTGGCGGACTAGAGGGTAGGTATAATTGGGCGTTTTCCGATATTTCTCTTACCTTGTTAGGGGTTAAAAAATGACTTGCTTTTATGTGTACGAAAAAAATACGTGTAAATTTAGATACGAAATATCGGGCGTTATCGACCAAGCGTTGATGAATATAAGCGACAATGAAGATTTTACCCTAACGCCGCCACCCGACTATGAAAATCAATGGCGCTGGGTTAAAAATAAATGGGTGGTCGTTCCTGAATCTTTGGATTCTCAACAAGCTAAACAATGGGAATTATTAAAAGCGGAACGTTCGAGTAAAATATCTTCGGGTGTTTTGGTTGAATCAACAGGTAAAGTATTTCAGACTGACAACAACTCACTGACGCAATACGCAAGTATTGCGGGAATGATTGCTTTGGATAATTACGAACCGATAGAGTGGAAAACAGAGGATAATAGTTTTATTTTATTGACTGTTGATGTATTTAAAGAGCTGCAAAAAGCAATCAATGAAAATACGCAAGCCGCCTTTAGGTTAGCCGAGCAAAAACGAGTAGCAGACCAACCCTCATAACGAGGGTTTTTTATTACCAAAATTTAGGAGAGACAATGCTAAAAATCAAATTTAAGCGGCTATGGTGGGCTTGTCTCATTGCTATAGCCGCGTCTTACCCCGTGTCAGTAATGGCGGCGGACAGCTTAGGTCTTAGCCAACTATCACCGCCGTTTGTAGTGGCGTGGCTTGGCATTTGGGTATTTGCAATCGCAGGTGGCTTTTGTGCCAGTTTTATTTATGTCACTGACGTGGATAGCAAGCTCAAAAACCCAGCTATTGCAAAAGTGGTTATCGGTACGTTTTGGGGCATGGCGTTATGCCTAGCACTTGACGCACTAACATCAACGCCAATGGGGGCATTGCCGTTATTTGCCTTGCTTGCCTCGTGCTTTAGTGCGCCATTGTGTGCAGGTTTGATGGTGTATATCAGTGACCAAAAACGACAAAACGAAGTTTATGATTTAACTAAAGATACAGCGACAATGCGCGTCTTTGGTCGCAAAACCAAACGAGGTGACGACGATGCAACCGATTCATTATGACTTACTGATGAGTTTTATAAGTTTGCTTGCAGGATTTTATGTGTTTATTTTTAAGTTGCACGGTTTTAATCCACGAACTTACACGCCGTTTCTGCCAGCGATGGTCGTCGCAAGTGGCATTATGTACTGGAGCGAGTTAATGCTAGTCTCATTTGCATCGGTCTACCATCATCCCGAATGGCTGTATCAGTTAAAATGGACGGGGACATGGGGCTACACCGCAGGGCGATTACTAAACGCTATTTGCTGGTCGATAACCTTATTTTATGTAGTCAACTATGCGCCAAAGTGTCGAGACGATAGAAAGTTTAGGTTATAAATCAGTATTAAATACCGCCCCTTTTTAGGGGCTTTTTTTGGAGCTAAATATGGCTAATTTTGATATTTTATTTAATCGACTGATGGAGCATGAAGGCGGTTATATTAATCACCCTAGCGACCCGGGCGGCGAAACAATGTGGGGCGTGACTAAACGTGTTGCCCGTGCAAATGGCTATACTGGCTCGATGCGTCAATTACCAAAATCCACAGCGCAAGCGATTGCTCACAAGGATTATTGGCGAGCTATTAAGGGCGATGACTTGCCGGACGATGTTGCTTGGCAAGTTTTTGATGCCGCTTACAATCACGGCAACCGACAGGCGATTAAGTTTCTACAGCGAGCAGTTGGAATCACCGGTAAAGACGTTGACGGTATCATCGGCAATCAGACGCTAAACGCGGTTAAGTGTATGGATTCAGATCGCATTGTTATGTTATTCATTGCTGAACGCTTAGAGTTTTTTACGAACTTGGGAACATGGTCGACGTTTGGTAAGGGTTGGTCGCGCCGTATCGTTGGTAACTTGCGATGGGCAGCTAAAGATAATTGATAGTTAAAACAGCCGTCCTTTTGGGCGGTTTTTTTATTTGCCTATTTTTTGGTCTATTCCATGAATACTCCAGGCATAGGAGAAAACCCTTGGGTCTGTATCACTAATAATTCTTTTACAGCTTCTTGAACACTAGAGTCGTCTTTGAAGTCTTCATTCCAGGCTTGTACTCCTTGGCAAATTTCATTACAAAATGCTTGAAGATTAAGAACTAGCACGCCATTAATCATGCAGCGGTGAGAGCCAGTCGTAGAAAATGTAATTTTTGAAAGAACCTCTCTTCTAGCTTTTTGACCGGTTACGTCATCTCTACCTTCATGAAGAAGTGCGCAACGTAAAGCATAGCAATCACCTCCAGACATAAAAGTGAAACCCTCTCCGTGGAAAGGACTTTCATAATGATGGAGTACATATTCATTAAGCCATTTTTCATAGCGCTTTTGAGACTTTTTTGCCAGCTCAGGATTGCTTAGTCGACCGCAAATATCTGGAATGGTTAAGGCTAGTGTTAGTGCCGAATACCAGTTTTCGGAATCTATACTTTTTTTAATAGCATACGTAAAACGTTCCATGTTTATCCTTAAGTTTTATATTTACTGTTTGTTTATCTAAAATCGAACTACTGAGGATCTATCGGTAGTTGGTCTAAATATCTCAATACCGATTACTATCTGATTACTTTTTGCTACCTGACAGAAAATAGCGGACAATAAAAAAGACCTTCAATCTCTTGAAAGTCTTTAATGGTATAGCTTTTATGTGGTGGGCCCAGTAGGACTTGAACCTACGACCAAAGGATTATGAGTCTTATACTCGGTCAAAATAGATGGTAATACATGGCTATATACAACAATAGATAGCAATAAAAACACCATTATATCAATCAC